AAATTACGTATTGAAGAATTTAAAACTCTTCCAATCAAATATGTAGAAGGAGCGATTTTTTTTTTGTTGAATTTAGCAAGAGCATCTCAAGAACTTACCCATCTTTATTCCCAGAGCAAGCTCATGTGGATAATAATGAAGATAAAAATAACTTTAATGCTTATTGGGGATGGTATTCAGCGATATCAACGCTCTCGAACGACTGTGTTTGGGAAATTGACAACGTGGTTGCTCTACCCCTTTATCAGTGTCTTAATCACCTTTCGTATATTATTGACAAGAGACAAGAACAAGAAAAATTAAATAAAATGCAATCCAAATGAGTGTAATAAGTTTTTTAGTATCATCAGGTTCAACGTCAAATAATGCGTGTGAAATTGCACCATATTATTTGGTATATGCAAATGTAGCACCAAATCAATGCGACCCATGTGCCAGTCTATCAACTTGTTGGCCATGTTTACAAGCGAATGTTAATATACTTTATATTGATAGTGGTTGCACAGTCCCAGTTCAAACAGGATATTATTCAAACCAATATAATCCATCTATTTATGCAACAGTCTATACAGTAAATGGTTTATTACAATCAGGAGGGTTTCAGGGATGTTCTGTGTTTCCAACTCCAACACCAACAGGAACAGCACAACCTACATCAACACCCACTCAAACAAAGACACCAACTCTAACTCCTACAAATACATCTACCCCAACTAATACGGCGTCTAATACACCCACACCCACATCTACTCCTACTCAAACACCTTCACATACTCCAACCTTAACACCGTTCTTAAGTCCATCCGCCACACCACTTCCACCTCCAACCCCAACACCCACATCTCATCAAATTAATTTTAAGACACTACATGATGACTTTAATTTAATGGCGAGCAAACACAAACAAATCAATTCATTTGGTTTGGGTGATATAGAACAAATAAGTTTCTGGACAGAACAAAGAATGAAAGAATTAAATACAACTTTCAATCCACCCATCTATCCATTATTATATGTTGTTCCAAGTAATGTTGTTAATGAATTAAGATATAAGACATGGAATTTTAATGTCTTATCAATGGATATTGTTGAAAGAGATTTATCCAATCAAGTAGATACAGTTTCTGATACATTACAAATATTACAAGATGTCATATCTCAATACAGATTATCGGTTGATGCAAGACAAGGAAACTATTATGATAAGTATTTTATTGATAATATAATTACATGTGTTCCATTCTTGGAAAGATATGTTGATATGACAAATGGTTGGAACGCAGAATTAAAAATACAAACAATGACATCTTTGGATAGATGTTCAGCGGCCTATAATGAATTTACTGGAACACCAATATTTCATTTGGCGGGAATAAACTATAAAACATTTCATGACGATTTTAGATTACTTGCTGACCATCATAAGCAACTTAACTCATTCGGATTTGGAGCTTACCAGGATTTATCTTTCTGGACTGAGAGTAGAATTAAAGAACAGAATACAACATTTAATTCACCAGTATTTCCATTAATATATGTGGTTCCAAATAATGTGGAACAAAAATTAAATTACATGACATATACCTTTACGGTTATTGTTATGGATATAATTGAAAGAGACTTAACAAATCAAGTTGATATCTTATCGGATACATTACAAATTATGGATGACGTAGTAGGACAATTTAGATTATCTGTTGATGATGCATTAGGAAACTTTAATAAGGAATACTATCTTCAAGACCCAGTTAATTGCATTCCATTCTTAGAACAGTATACAGATTTATGTGGGGGATGGTCAGCAACATTAAATATTGATGTAATGACACCATTAAATAGATGTGATGCAGCATTTGAAAGTTTCATTACTCCTACTCCTTCAGCAACTCCAACTAATACTCCATCACCAACAAGTAGTGAGACACCGACCCCTACTCCTACAAATACTGAAACACCGACACAAACACCGAGTGAAACCCCTACTCAAACTCCAACTAATACTGAGACATCAACTCCAACCCCTACTCCTACAAATACTGAGACACCCACTAATACTCCTACTCCATCAACAACTTTAACGGCAACGCCTACTAATACACCTACTCCTACTAATACTCAAACCCCAACTAATACAAGAACTCAAACTCCTACATTAACTGGAACTCCAACCAATACACCAACTAATACTAAAACTCCAACACCAACACCAACTAAACCATCAGGATTAAATAAATTATGGAATACCAATACAACTAATTGGGATAGTGAAACTGGTATTTGGAATACAATATAAAAAAATAAAAATATAATGAGCACTCTTACAGGGCAACAAATCAATTTAACATATCCAGGTTTATTAAACTTGGAAACATCAACATCAGGTATAACATCATCTTATCAAAATATTCAAGATGGTCTTGGTAATAACACAAATACAAGAATATCAACATCGGGTATTATATCCCCTAATATAGTTGGTATGAATAATCTTAAACCTGATTATGGTGGGTTAGGATTTGCAACCAATGCATCAACACCAGTTGCAACAACACAAAATAAAGTAATTTATGAATTATTTTATGACCCAGGAATTTATTCGTATTCAGCAATAAGTTATAATGTAGGTTCAGCAACAACTACAAATGATATTATAACTATGGCATTCTACACATTACAACAAGTTCCTTTATATGGTGTGGCACCATCAACTTTAATACAATCAGGTATTACTTTAACAACCAATTCAACAGGAGTTAAAACAACAACATTACCTTCAACATTATCATTTAGTGGAACAGGTGGGGGATGGTATGTTGCGGCATTTATTATATCCAATTCAGGAGCAACCCCAACAACCAGATTTACAATTCCAACTCAAACTATAACCAATCAATCTTATACAACAACTTGGGGTCAATATTTAACTGCGGCAGGAACATCAACAAACACAGGAAGTAGAATTACAAGTATTGCAGCAACAACATTACTAACATTAAACTTATCAGCATTCCAAACAAGTTTTTCTCAAAGTGATATATCAACTAATTTACTTACCACTATAATAGCACAAGGTTTTGGATTTGGATTAAAAACAATTTAGTAATGCAATATAAATTAACCCAACAACAACTTAATATTATGATGGCCTTATTAGTTAAGGAAATCAAAAAAAAGATTAATACTCAATATCCGTATGGACATGGGGATTATGTTGGTAAGGATACAAAAATTGCGTCAGGTCAATTATATGATAGTATTCAATATGATGTTGAAGTAGATGTTGATGGAATACCATTTGGTCTTTTATATTATGCGGATTATTTTAAGTATGTTAATAGAGGAAGACCAGCAGGACTTGGTGCAACAGGTGAATTCTTAGGGAAGAAAGGATTAAAGAAGACACCAAAGTTATCAGCAAAAGCAGGAGCAGTTCCAATACCTGCATTAGTTAATTGGATTAGTATAAAAGGAATTAATGTGCAAGATGCAAGAGGCCATGACATCTCCCCTCTCAATCTAGCGTTTGCAATGAGACGTAATATATTTAAGTATGGTATAAGAAAAACTGATATTTATAATGGAGCACTAGATAGTATAGAAGATATGTTTGAAGACTTTCCAAATAATCTTCCTGACTATTTAAAAGGAGAAGCAAAGGAGGTTATAAAAGATGTGGCGGAAGATATAAATATATTCTTAACACAGATGATAAAACTTGAATTAGATACAAAATAATGAGTTTAAATTTAGATATAATACAAATGCCTTTAGAGGCAACACCAACTCACTCAGACCACACCTGGAATGTTGCACTAAATGATTATTCAGCATATACTGATATAAGATTAGTTGTGGATATTTACAAGAACCCATATCAAAATGATAGTGGTTCAACACAAGATTATGGAAAGGTTGCAAGACTATTGGTTCCAGTTAATGAATTTGGTAATTGTATATTTAGTGTAGAAACAATTATCTATAACTTAGTAGATAATAACCCAAGAAACTTAGGGGGAATTTATTCTGCTAATACAGGAACAGAAAGAATGAACCCTTATCTTGTTAGAGTTGCAGATAGTGATACAACCTCAGTTGAATTACAAACATCTCAAGCAACAATAGTTAATGACAAAACGTCAACAATATCTTTTTCAAATGGATTTAATGGTGGGTATCCAGGATTTCAAAACATATATCAAATCAATGAATATAGATGTTTATTCGGAGTTCAATATACATCCTCAGGGGGCACACAGGTTGTCATAGTTCCCACCGATTTCTCTGCCTATACTTCATACACTGGTGGTTCAATAAGTCCTTATTCAGCCTCTACACAACCATACGGAGTAATGATATGGCCTGGCGTTCAAGAGAACAAACAAATGTCAACCAAATATTACTATTCAGGTAATAATTTGAACGGACAATACAACTATTGGAATACAAAAGTTTATAGTTATCAAACCTCAACAGGAACAACAAGAGGAAACTTTATGTCTACTTTTGGTAATGAAACAATTCCAATGACAATACTTGGTTCACAGGTATATCAAACAAGATGGAGAACACACTATTACAAATGTCCAATTATTCTTGGATTTATGTATGGAGGTAATCCTTTATTCAATAACACATCTTCGGTTAATGGTATTATGTATCTACAAAAGACCGGAGTTAATTCACAATATAACTACGATGCAATTCAATCTAATGGTATTGATTTTACATCAAGAGCAAACCTACAAACGCAAGCACCATATTCATATCTTCAACAAAGAATTGCGTATGGTATATTCAAACCAAATCCAGTTGTAAGAACTGATAGTGATGTTGCAATCTTTTTATCTAATAATATTTTAGGTTATGATTATGATATCTATGGTTCAAGTGAAATTGTTCAATATAAAATGATAGGTGAAGAATGTTTAAATAATCCCATCAACTTTTTATTCATGAACCGAAACGGAATTTGGGACACATACACGTTTTCAAAAAAGTCTGTTAAAAGATATGGTGTGAATAAAAAAACATACAACCAACAAAAAACATTGAATACTAAAATTTGGAATAGACAATCTTATGATAGTTCTGAAACAGTATTTTATGGTCAAGCAGAAGAATTTTTAACTGTGGATAGTAATTACGTTCAACAAAATGATAGTATTATTATTGAAGAGTTATTGATGTCCCCATATGTTTATATTATTGAAGACAACTGGTTGCCAGCAACAAATCAAGAATACATCTATCCATACTTAATACCATGCACCGTTCAAAATAAAGAAGTAAAAGTATTGGAACAAAAATATCAAAGACTATTTCAATACACAATAGAACTTAAACAAGTTCCTTATCGCGACTTTGAATTCCCTGTTTAATTATGCTACAAATTAGAACCACGGTTGACGGAAAAAATATCTTTCTGGATTTATATCAAAATGAACCAGTATTACTTAATATGTCATTTGCTGAATTGCAAGACATAACAAAGAAGAATAGTAATTTTTCTCAAACCTTTACATTACCTGGTTCAAAAAAAAATAACATAGTCTTTAATTTCTTTTATGAATTGAATGCAATACCAACAGACTTTAATCCAAACAATAAGTTTGAAGCAAGTTTGTTATGGGATGGTTATGAAATCATGCATGGCAATATTAGATTAAATTCAGTGTCAGTTGAAAAAGGAGAGATAATTTATTCAGTATCTTTTTATAATCAAATTGGAGACTTAATGTCAAACATTGGTGATAAGTTTTTATTTGATTTAGATTTGAATTATTTAAATCATCCTTATTCACAAGATGTAATATTATATTCAAACCTTGACCCCAATTTATTTTCATTAACAGGAACAACAGATTATTCATATCAGAACGGTAAGACGATGTGGGGATTATACAATATTGGTTATGAATATATTTCAGGTAATACTGTTAATTCAGGAACCACACCATTAGTTCAATTTACTCAAGCCAACGCAACCACATTACAATATACACCTCAAGCACCAAACTTTGATTTTACTGGAAGCCCAGTGCATGATTATTATTTTAAACCTTCAATACAGATTAAAGAATTATATTCAGCGATAGTTAATGAGGCGGGATATGAAATAGAAAGTTCATTTTTTGATACATCTTATTTCAAAAGATTTTACATGCCACTAAAATTTGTTGATGAAAGTATTTATTCAAGAAATGCAATTGCGGCATGTTATACTTATAATAATGAAAATATTCCAGTTGATTATGGATATAACACTTATACTAATCCTTCAAGCGGGATTACATGTAATAGTTTAGGATGGACAGCAACAACAAGTTCATTTAATATACCAGCAGAGTTTGCGGCGTCATATCAATTTAGATTTACGTTTACGGTAATACCAAGAGTGCAGTGCGACCCAGATGCAGGGATATTACCTTATTTATATTTCTTTTTTGCGGATGGAACAACAACTGAAACATTATATCCAGGAACAAATTTTTGTGATACAACACCACAACCGGTTTCAATAGAGAGAACATTTAATATATCAGGGGATAGTCAATTAGAGTTTTATTTTCAAGGTGATTATATTGATATTAGTGGTTTTACATCACAGATAATTAATCCACCAAGATTTATTCCTAATGGTTCAATTATTAATTATGATATTGAATTCCCACCAAATGATTATTCTCAAATTGATTTTATAACATCGGTCAATAAATATTTTAATTTAATTGTAGTTCCAAATCCCGACTATCCGAAGAAATTAATTATTGAACCTATCGTAGATTATGTTGGAAGTGGGGTAGTATTAGATTGGACAACTAAGGTTGATGCCAATTCAATACAAAGTTTATATCCAACAAGTTCATTATTAAATGGAACACTACACTTTGAATTTAAGTTAGACCAAGATTACGCCAACCAAGATTTTAAAGGGCAAACTAATAGAATATTTGGAACAGATAAGTTTCAATTAAATTTAGATTATAAAGATACAATTACTAAATTTGATTTTTTATTTTCATCTCCAATTGATATTACAGTTTCAAACTCTTTTGTTCCATTGATTACATTATCTTCAATGTCAAAAGTTAAGACAATTGATAATGCGGGTAAATCATTACAAACATTTGTTCCATTTAAGATATTACCAAAAATGGTATTCAGAGGTTTAACATTACCAAATGATAACTATGGTTTTATTGCGGGGTCAGGAACAACCGCATCAACAACTTGCACATCAGGAATTACTTATACAACAAATTTAGCGGGAAGACCATTATTTTATAATGACTGTAATGGAGTGCAACAAGTTTATTATGGAAGCACTGTTGGTTCGAATACATTACCAGGTTGTGCAAATCCGTATACCTTATATTATCCTTTAGTTTTATTTCCATATCCAACATTAACTATAACAAGTAATGGAACATCATGTAATACAGCACCACCAAGTCAATATCAGTATTGGTATATGAACCAATTACAACAAGATAGATGGACAAACATTAATAGATTTACAACATACCCATTCAACTATAATAACTTTTCACACTACACAAACTTTAGAGGAGAAGATAAAACTAATATTACTCCATCTGAATTCACATTTATTAATGATGATTTGTATAACATATACTATCAAGATTATATTGATGATATAATTAGTGAAGAAAATAAAATCTATTCAACTAAGATTTATTTATATCCAAATGATATTCAGTCTTTAACTTGGAAAGAAAAAATTTTAATCAACAATACTTATTTTAGAATTAATAAGATAACAAATTGGAATGCCTTAGAACCTGCGGTATGTGATATTGAATTAGTTAAGTTAACAAAAGATTATCAGTCTCATCCTATATTGTATTATGATTTAATACCTTGTAGTTCAGGAGCAACATTACATTCAAACTCTGATTTGAATTATAATCTATATGCCTACGCAGGAACTTATGTTAAATTATATGATGATGCATTAAGTTATCTTGGTTGTTATTCTGTTTCAATTGGAGAGTATGACCCATTAGATACTTATAATCATTATTATATTGGAAGTGGTTATACATCAACAAATGTCGGAGCATATCCTGATTGTGGTTGCACAGGAAGAACGCCATTTAATATAGTTCAAGAAGAACCAAACGAAGATAGAGTATTTTATTTTAGAGGGATAGAGTGTAATGGAAGTGATGAATATAATTTCACAGCAAATACAACATCATTAAATACCGCATTAATCTATAAAGTTAAAAATCCAACAACAGATATAACATATTGTATATCAGGAATATCAATTACAAGTGCATCATTAATTAATTATGACTTTGTTAATACTTATGCAAATTGTGTTGATTGTAATTATGTTCCACCTACTCCAACACCAACACCAACAAACACATCTACACCAACTAATACCCCATCACCAACTCCAACAACACCTCCTGTAGACCAATGTTTCTGTTATGATATTATAGTATCCGCAACAACATCAGAAGAAGGAGGATTTATTGCGAGCATTACTTATAATAATTGTTTTGGTGTATTAACAGGAAGAGCGTTTACAACGGGACCAGGAACATATAAACAATGTATTCAAAGAAGTGGTGGTGTAGTTCAATATTTTACTTCAGATGGTATTGATACAAGTTCATTAATAGGAGTTGGAAATGGTAATTGTAATACAGGTTATGTCTGCACAGGATATGTTCCAGCAGGAATAACTCCAACCCCAACAATGACTAATACAATGACACCAACTCCAAGTGCAACAATTGGATTAACACCAACGGCAACACCAGTTCCATCGGCAACTCCAACACAAACACAAACTCCTACTGCAACAATTGGATTAACTCCAACACCAACAGGAACACCAGCAATAACTCCTACTCCAACTGAAAGTCCAGCGGTTAGTTATACTTTTTATTTAGCGGATGAATATGAATGTTTAAATCCAGGTTGTGCATTTGTTCAATCAAATGTATTAGTTGCATTACCAAGTTCAGTATCACCAAATTATGGTAATTTCTATCCAGCATTATATCCAAATGGTTATACTTATACATTAATAACAACAACGGTTGGGACTGGTGGATTATTATTAGATACAATAAATTTTAAATCATGTAATACAGCATGTTCTGTATTATAAAAAAAGATATTTAATATTATGAGTTGTAATTTTTATGTTCATCAAGACCCATCAGGTGGTGCAAAATATGTATCAGGAACAACATGTTCTGGCACCGAAGCATATTATTATTTAACTTATGGACAAAGTGTTTGTATGGATAATAATAAACCATTGGTTAATCTTAATGGATTAATTATTAGTGGTTCATGTTTACCAATTACACCAACACCATCAACAACTCCACTTGAATATTGTTTTGTATCTGGATTAACTTATACAACCGTTCCTTATCAATGTCCAAATGATGGACTAATTTATTATGATGTTTATGGTTCATTAAAAATAACAGCAACAATTGGAGGAAGAATTGAAGATACAAATCCGGCAATTCCAGTTAGTATTTCAAATGGTATTCAAACACAAATTATAACAATTCCTCAAGGACAAACATTTACTGAATTTGTTTATCCAAAAGTTAATTTTAGATATACTGATACTGGTTGTATTTCAACAAATTATCCTGATTGGTATATTATTGGTTCTCCATCAATAACTCAATGTTTATTCTTTACCCCAACTCCAACAACAACTCCAAGCCAAACACCAACACAAACCCCAACTAATACCCAGACCCCAACCCAAACAAGTAGTGAAACACCAACTCCTACTCAGACCCCAACTAATACTGGAACACCAACTCAAACGCCAACTAATACTGAAACATCTACTCCAACACAAACGCAAACACAAACACAGACACAAACGCAAACACAAACACAGACACAAACTCCTACAAATACTAATACACAGACGCCAACTAATACACAAACGCCTACTAACACACAAACACAAACTCCTACAGCAACATCAAATCCTATTTGTCCAGAACAAATAATTGTATCAAATTCAAATCCGGTTTATTCTGGAGCAGTTGGAACTTATACAAGAACTTACACTTATTCAGGAGGCTCATTTAATTATGGATACTTCTCAGCAAATACAGGTGGTGCAACATTTATGACTGGTCTTGATGGAACAGGTAATGGAGCAATTGTATATCAATATTATAACTCAATATTGAACCAATATTGGCAATTAGTTGGATTTAGTAATCCTACTCCAAATCAAATAATAAACTTTGATTTATTTGATACTGTTGGTGGATTTTTAAGTATGGGTTATCAACCATTATTACCATTAGGAACAGGAACATTAGACATAATGGGAGTTATAAATAATGGTGGTGTTTTATATCCACAAAAAGGACAAACAGCATTTAATAATTTTTATATTTCATATCCTGCAAGTTGTCCAACTCCTACTCCTACACAAACCCCAACTCAAACACAAACTCCTACTAATACTACAACTCAAACCAATACACCAAGTCCAACACCACCACCAAGTGGAGCAACTGAAGCATACGCATATCTTAATGCTGTTGTTAGTGCAGGAGGACTTATAACTCCAACAATAAGTGCTTGCACAATAACATTATTCCAACAATTATTTACTAATGGTCTTTGGAATAAAATACAAGCATTCTATCCATTCTTAGGCCGCAATGTTGCAGGTGCTAAATTTAATGGTAAAAATCCTGTTGATAGTGATGCAGCATATAGATTACAATTTAATGGAGGGTGGAGTTTTGGAGTATTTGGGGCAACATCAAATGGAACAAATGCTTATGCCGATACATTCTTGTCAGCAACCACTATTGGTTCATTAAATAATCACATGGGTGTTTATATGCAAAATGCTACTTATCCAACAAGTAGAACTTATATTGGAACGGCCTATCCAAGCACTTATGGTTCTTATTTTTCTTTAGGATATGATAGTTTTGGTAAATTTGTTTATGGTGCAAAATCATACGGTATTACTACTTCATCAGCAGCAACAATACCAAATGGATTTAATTTAATAACAGGAACTCAAGCACCAAATTTACAAAAACATTTTTATAATGGAGTTTTAAAATATACTGCATCATTAACAAATGTTGATAATATTACTTCTTCAATTACTATTGCAGCATTAAATAATAATGGGACTATTCAACAATATTATGCAAACAATTATTACTTTGCAACAATTGGTTCTGGTTTAACTGATACTGAAGCAATTAATTATACAAATATTGTTAATACATATTTGGCATGTATTGGAAGAAATACTTATCCTGCAATTACTCAAACCCCAACACCAACACCTGGATTAAGTCCTACCCCTACTCCTACACCATCTTATGTAGCACCAACACCATCACCAACTAAAACTCAAACCCCTACACCAAATCCAACAACAACACCAACCTCAACTCCGGCTGGACCAACATATTATTATTATGAAATGCATCAATTTGCAACATCAGCTTGTCTTAGTTATACAACAACTAATGTTAGAAGCACATCTTTATTATCAACAGGTATATCTGCATTTTATTGTAATACAAGCACAGGTGTAAAATATAGATTATTTCAAACTATTGCGCCTGGTTCTTATTCAATTATTAATACAAGTGCTTGGCTAGGACCATATTCAAGTTGTTCATCAATGCCATGCCCTTAAAAAAATTTACTTATGACAAACTTTATATTTAATGATGAGGGAATAGATGAATTCCCAGATAGAATAAACGATTACATGGATGACCTTCAACCACAGTTAAAAACTTTGATTGATAATATGAAAATATTAGGTTTCCTTCAAATAACAAACCCAGATGGCAAAACAGAAAGTTGAATTAGTATTTGATTTTAATACCCAAGATGTCAAGATAGCGACAGACCAAACATTATCGCTAACACAACAACTAAGGATATTAAAAAAAGAATTATTAAAGACAGAAGAAGGAACTCAAGAATTTGATATCTTAAAAAATAAAGTTAATGAAACTACAGATAGTGTTAGTAGAGTTAATACCAAATCAAGAGAATTCTTTTCAACCTTACAATTAATACCTGGTCCTATTGGGGATATAGCGGGAAGGGTGGATAATGCAATTAGTTTATTAAAAACATTTTCATCTTTCAGTCTTAAAGATATTCAAAGCCAGTTCAAAGCATTAGGTTCTGATTTATCTAATATAGTTAGTAATTTCTTAGGTTTAAAAGATAAACAAAAAGAAATTATTGATAGTAATGGACAATTAACAATATCAAATAATAATGTTAGTTCATCAATACAAAATGTTGATGGCAGTTCAATTAATGCAGCAAAAAGTATTAATGATACAATTGTAGCAAATGAAAAATCATTAGGTGTAAATGATGAAGTAATTAAAGGTCTTAAAGATAAACTTGATACTGAAAAACAATTACAATCAGCCTTAAAAGCGTCTATTAGTCAAGAACAAGAAAAACTTTTTACTTTAAAAAAAGGTAGCACTGAATATAAAGCATCAGTTCAATCAATTGAAACTTATAATGGTGAATTACAAAATTCAATTAAATACGAAAAAAGATATTCAACTGAATTAGATATTGCCACAGCAAAATTACAGGCAACAACAACAGCAACAAATACCACAACAACCTCAACTGAAACATTAACAAAAGCAGTTAATGGAGAAACTGTTGCGGCTGAAGTAAATACTGTTGCAACAACAGAACAAACTTTTGCAATGAGAGCGTTAGCAGTTGCAGAAAATGCGGCAGCAACAGCAGGAACAATATTAAAAGCAGTATTAGCAGGTTTAGGTATTGGATTAGTTATTGCGGGTATTACAACTTTAATTGGATATATCTCAACATGGGTTTCTTCAACTGGGGATGCGGATGCAGCAAATAAAAGATTAAATGAAACTCTTAAGGAACAACAAAGAATATTAGATAATGATTTAAAGGCAGTTGATAATGCAACTAAGTTAAATGTATTAAGAGCAAAGATTGCGGGTAAGACTGAGGAAGAAATTTATAATATTCAAAAACAAGGTGGACAAGATAGACTTGCATTATTAAGAGGTGCTGATAATCAATTATTTGAAGAACAAAGAAAGTTATCAAAGAAACAAGGAGATTATGCAAAGTTAACTGATGAACAAAGAACAGCATTAGCGGTAGAGTTTAGAGATAAGTCTTTAAAATTTGGTCAAGATATTACAGCACAAATTGTTGCAAATGAAGAAGCAAGATTAAGTGAACAATTAAGAATAGTTGAGAAGGGTAGAGATAAAAATAAGAAGACAGCAGAAGAAATTGCAAAAGAAAGACTTGAAGCACTTAAAGCAAATCTTGATGCACAAATTCAATTAGAAATTGATGCAGAGAAAAGGGGTGGGATTACAAAAGAAAATGTTCTTAGAGAATTATTAAATAAAAGACTTCAACTTGAATTAGATGATACCAAGAAATCTCAAGCAGAAAAAGATGTTTTAAGACAACAATATGCGGATAAATTAACATCAGCATTAGAAGACGATGCAAAAGTCATCAGAGATAAGCGTATTGCTGAATTAGATGCCCTTATTCAAATAGAAAAGGATAAAGGGGTTGAAGGTCTAGACACATCAAGAGAAGGTCTACAAACGCTCCTAAATCAAAGAATGGAGTTTGAACTTTTGGCGGTTAATGGTGTTGAAAAATCAGAAGCGGAGAAGACAGCAATTAGACAAAAGTATGCAAGACTACTTGAAGAAGAACTTAAGAAAGATAATGATAAAAGAAATCAAATTAGATTTCAACAATTAGACAGAGAACTTCAAGACCTTGATGGAAATTATGAAGCACAAGTTGGAAAGTTTGTTGAGATACAAACAGAGATAACAAATAATACAACTCTTGAAGAAGAAAAAAGATTTCAATTAAGAAAAAATTATCATGACCAATATCTTCAATTATTAGACCAAGGTAATAAAAATGAAATTGATGCAATTGATAAAAAATATGGAAAGTTTGCACAATATGATAGTGAATATTATGATGCGTTAAGAGAAAAATATAAAAATGATGTTGCTCAATTAGAAGAAGCAAAAACTAAAAAATTAATTACTCAAGAAGAGTATGACCAAAGAATTGCTGGAAGTAGTAAGGCACAGATTGAATTAGATAAACAACAAGCAGCATCCAAAGAAGAATTAGCGGGTGTTGTAAGTAATGCATTAGGTCAAGTTGCAGAATTAGTTGGTAAAGATACTGTTGCAGGAAAGGCATTAGCAATCGCACAAGCAACAATTGATACTTATGCGGGAGCGTCAAAAGCATTAGCAGCATATCCTCCTCCATTCAACTTTATTGCAGCAGGTGCTGTTGTAGTTGCAGGTTTATTAAATGTAAAGAAAATCTTATCAGTTAAAGTTCCAGGAGCAGGTTCAAGTGATACATCAGCAGGAGCAGCAACAGCAAAACCTTCAGTTGCACCAATCAATGTTAATGCAATCAAAAGAGCAAAAGGTGGAATAGTTAAAAGAGCGGAAGGTGGTGATGTTGCAGGTGAAGGAAGTGAAACAAGTGATAGTATTCCAGCAATGTTAAGTGATGGAGAATATGTGGTGAATGCAAGGTCAACAAAATTATTTAGACCACTATTATCAGCAATTAATAATTATAGTGGTATACCAGGATTTGCAGCAGGAGGAACAGTAATGGGTAGTAATATAAAACCAGGTGGAACAAGTAATGAAACCTTAATTGAAAAATTAACAGATAGTATTTCCAATAGACCAATTCAAACCTATGTTGTATCAAACACAATGTCTAATCAACAACAGTTTGATAGAACAATTAAATCCCGTTCTTTAATATAAAAACGGTAATAATAAACTTTTTAGATATTTAATAATAATGAACGGAACAAAAATAATTGAATTATTTATTGATGATGATTATGAAGAAGCTGGCATTGAAGCAATTTCTTTAGTATCTCGTCCCGCCCATGAAGAAAATTGGCAAGCATTTAATTCCCAATTAGAAGAGGTTGAAACCTTAAACCCCTACACAATAATTGAAGATGATTTTTGTTCCAATCATACCTCTCTATTTAATTCAGGAGAACCATATTCAAGACTTATTAATGATGGTTGGGATATTGTTAAAGTTGAAAAGATAACTCCTCAGGACGTCTATAAGATGCAACAGGAAAAGTTTTCAGCGCCTAATGACCCATCTCAATTAGATACAGATAATTTAAGAATTAGATATAAGTATATTGGTCCAAGAGACCCAGATAATAGAGCATTCTGTGCATCTATGTTAGCCAATGATTTAGTTTATAGAATTGAAGATATTGAAAAGTTATCAAATCCAGAATTTGGCTCTTACAATATATTTTTATTTCGTGGTTCGTATAACTGTCGTCATGCGTGGGTTAGATTATTATACAAGAAACAAGGACAAATTAGAAATGATGGTTCTTCAACAAGAAACAGAATTGAAGGTGGAGAAGATATAGTAGTAGGACCAGATACAAGACCAGGACCAACAATTGCAAATGCAAGTAATCCTGATGCAAAACAATGGAAGAAAGGAACTGAAAGAAACGGATTAGAAGATAGACAATATCTTATGAGTGAAGAGATGGATATAGAACCAAACCCATGTTGGGATGGTTATGAACCAATAGGATTAAAAGATGATGGTTCTCCAAACTGTGTTCCAGTTAAAATGACAAAAGATGACTTTGCTGAAAGCATTACTGATTATCCAGAAGGAGTTAAAGGTGCAGCACAAAGAGCATTGAACTATGCTGAGAAAAACGGTTGGGGTTCATGTGGAACTGGTGTTGGAAAACAAAGAGCAAATCAACTTGCAAAAGGTGAAGCAATATCTGTTGACACTGTTAAAAGAATGTATTCATATTTATCAAGACATAAAGTTGATTTACAATCAAGTAAAGGATATGAAGATGGATGTGGAAAACTTATGTATGACGCATGGGGTGGTGCAGCAGGATTATCATGGTCAGAAAGAAAGATAAATCAACTTGAAAAAGAAAAGATGAGTGCAGCAATTTTTAAGTTAGCAGATAGAAAATTATTTAATTAACATGGCAACATTTGTAGAATTCATATCAAGTTTAAATAGTTGTAAACAACAAGCCGTATTCTGGCATAATCAAACAACGTCTTATTCAACACATAAAACTTTAAATGGTTTTTATGAAGAAATAGAAGATTTGTTAGATGGATTAGTTGAAAGCACAGCAGGAATTTATGGAAGACCTGTTGATTATACAACACATGACCCAGAAGATTATGTATCAGTAGAACAAGTTATTGAATACTTTAAAAAAGTGTATGACTACGTTCAAACTGAAAGAAAAAATTTATATCAAGAAAGTTGGATACAAAATCAAATTGACGAGATAGCAGCATTAGTTGCACAAACATTATACCTTTTAACTTTAAATAAGTAATGGATAATATATTAAAGAAGACCTTTGCATTAGACGAAGAAAAGAAAATGATTATTGGGGCAGCAATGATACCCAATAAAATGATTATTCGTTATGATGAATTAGGAAATCCTTACTACGTTTATTTTAGTAAACAGAGTATTCAAAAAATGTCCGCCAAATTTTTAAGAGAAAAGCGCACGGATGAAGCCAGTGTAGAACATGATGGTAAAAAATTAGGTTCTGAAAAAGTATTTATAACAGAGAGTTGGGTTAGTGATGACCCAGTTTACGATAAATCACACAAATATGGATTTAATCTTCCATCGGGAACATGGTTTGTTTCAATGAAGATTAATGATAATAGCGTGTGGAAAATGATTAAAGAGAAATCTTTAAATGGATTTTCAGTTGAAGGGTTATTTGCTGAAAAATCTATGTTCTCAAAAGAGGACAAACAAATAAACCAAATTACTCAAATACTTAAATCAATTACAGATGAATAGTAAACAAGCAATTAACAAGATTATGACAATCCTTAATCTAACTCCTCAAAAATTTTATGAGTGCAAAACCGACCAAGGTGTGCAACTTAAGATGGAAGGTGATTTAGAAGTAGGCGGTCCAATCTATGTTGCAACCGATGAAGGCATGATACCAGCTCCAGATGGAGTTCATAAAATTGAAGATGGTTCAGAACTTGAAGTAATGGATGGTAAAGTTTCCAAGATTAAAATGGGAAATGATACTGAAATTACGGATGACGCTAAGGTTGAAGACGCAAAAGAAAAAGTAGAAATTGCTGATGAGACAATGTCAGAAATTGAAATGGAATTTGGTGATGTAAAACTTAAAAGTGGCGAAGTATTAAGACTTGGCAATGACGAACCAGGAGTGGATGTCATGGTTAGAAAAGTCGGATATGACGGAACTTTAAGTGCAATTGCTGATGGTGAATATGAAACTGAAGGTGGAAAGATGATTTCTATTACAGGTGGAGTTATTGACGGTTATCAAGATGCATCTTCCAAAGAACAAAAAATTGAAAAGACAGAAGACATGTCAGCGGTTGAAATTGCACAAATATTTGCTCAAGCCTTAAAAAAGTTTGAAGATAAATTAGATGCAATGGAACAAAAATTTACTGGTCTTGAAACAAAATTTACAAAATTTGCTAAAGAACCAGCGGGTGAAAAAGTATACAATCAAAAAACTGTAAACTTTGAAGATAATGCTCCACATACAAAATTGGACAGCTTCAGAAAAATGAGAGAATTACTCTCAAACAAATAAATTAAAAAAATAAAAATTTTAAAAAATGAATTACAAAAAATCATTAAAAAAATTAGACTTTTCATATGACTTAGCTGGTCTTAGTAATTACGTAGACCAATTAAATACTGATATTATTCAAGAGGCCGTGTTGTCTCCAATTACAATGTCGTATTTAAATGTCATTTTGGGAATTAAAGGCACACAAAATGTCAATCTATTAAGTGAAACATTAGAAGTGCAAAATGGTAATACTTGTGGATGGGAAAATTCCGGTTCAACAACGTTTACTACAGCACCAATTACAGTTGGACAATATAAAGTAAATCAATCTTTATGTTTACAATCTCTAAACGAATTATGGCTTGGCCAGTTTTTAAACGCGGGCTCATATAACGAAAATGCTCCATTTGAACAAGCGATAGTAGACCTTCAGACGCGCCAAATCAAGCGTTTTAACGAGGATACGCTATGGCAGGCTACATCAGGTTCAAGTTCGTTCTCTGGTTTCATTGAATTATTTGCAAATACAGCAGGTGTTTATCAATTAACAGGTGCAACAGCACTTTGTTCAATCACTGGTGCAACAGTTCAAGAAAAAGCAAATAGAGTATTAGAGCAAGTTGATAATATTATTGATGCATTAAATAGAAATATTTTCCAAAGAGATGATGTTATTATTTATATGGGTTTACCCGCTTTTAAATGTTATTTGACGAGTTTGAGAAATGTTAACAATTTTCATATTGATACAAGAAATGAAAAATTAGGTCAAGTGTATGAAGTATACCATCCTCAAACAAACTTTAAAGTTGTTGGTTGTCCTGGATTAAACACAGATTTAATTGCAGCAGGTCCGATGCAATTCATGCTTGCAGGAACGGATTTAATGTCGGATGAAGATAGCTTCAGAAGCTGGTTTTCTATGGATTTCCAAGAGGTCAGAATTATGAGTGCTTGGAAATTGGGAACCGCTCTAGCATTCCCAGAATTTTTCGTGACGAACGGATTATAATATTTTTATTGAAGGAGGTGAAATATCCTCCTTCTTTAAATAAACAAAATAAACTAAAACAATAATAAATTAATTTTTATGGCTTGTAATATAACAGCTGGCATTCCTTTGGGATGTCGCGATAATGCGGGTGGAGTAGCAACAATGTGGATTACTGATTATGATAACATCACATTCATTGGTTCAACAGGAGCTACACCAGACCAAATTACTTCAATAAGCGGTTCAGGTGTTTTTTATACTTATGAACTTATCAGGACTTCTAGTCAATTTACAGAAACTGTGAATGCGAGTTTAGAAGCGGGAACCGTTTACTATCAAGATGAATTAGCAACATACTTTGCTAAGATGACACAAGAGAAAAGAAACATTCTTAAAGTATTAGCTCAAAATCAAAAATTAGCGGTTGTCTATGAAGACAACAACGGAGATTATTGGTTAATGGGACAAAACTACGGAAGTTTCATAAGTGCGGGAACACAAGTTTCCGGAAAGGCCCTTGGCGATGCCAACGGACTGAACATGACTTTCCAATCTCTTGAACAATTCCCTATCAATTCTTTGAGTGGCACTCTTGCAAGTGTTATCCAAGGTTTTACGATAGCATAATCACAAAACAATTTAAACATGGGAGGGTATACATTACTCTCCTGTGTTTTATTTTTATATCATGATATTAATAAAGACTAACCAGGAAAATACAATTGTAATAACAGTATCACAAAATGCTGAATTACCAAATCCACAATGGTTATTTTCATTTACTCATATCTTTTCAAAAAGAACAGTTAGATTTGTTTTACCAAATGTGTCAACACATAAAAGTAGATATGATGAATTTGTTTTTGTTGAAGGACAAGGTGCTAATGAAATTGCTTTTCCATTTGAAGGTCAATATATTTATAATGTCTATGAACAAGTTGCACAAATTCCTGAAAATCTTAATCCAGCCTTAGCATATAATGTTGTTGAAACTGGTATTGCTACCGTAATTGCAATGTCTTCATCTACAACAAATGATTATTATGAAGAATTTATTTCTCCAAATGAATTTAATGCAAACTATATTTTTGCTCCTAATGAATTAAATCCTCCAACACAAACTCCTACTGAGACTGCAACCAATACTCCAACTCCATCAATAACACCAACAAACACACCTACAGCCTCCATTACGCCATCCAATACAGCAACCCCTACAGAAACACCAGTGATTAGTCCAAGTCCAACCACAACATCTACAATCACTCCTACACCAAGTATTACTGCATCACATACTCCAACCAAAACACCAACACAAACTCCGACTAATACAAAGACTTCAACGCCTACGCCTACTAATACAAAAACACAAACTCCTACACCAACCACAACAACAACTTTGACGGCTACGCCAACTCAAACTGCATCTAATACTCCTACCCCAACTCAAACTAAAACCCCTACCCAAACTCCTACTAATACTAAAACTCCTACTCAAACGCCAACTCCAAGTATTACTGCATCACAAACTCAAACTCCTAGCCCTACAACAACTTTAACGGCTACACCAACTCAAACACAAACATCTACAAATACTCCTACGCCAAGTATTACTGCCTCACAAACAATGACGCCTACTCCAAGTATTACGGCAAGCCAAACACAAACTCCTACTAATACTCCTACCCCTACTCAAACCCCTACAAATACTATAACTCAAACACAAACGCCAACTAACACAGCAAGTCAAACTCAAACCCCTACACCAAGTATTACAGCAAGTCAAACAATGACACCTACTAATACTAATACTCAAACAGGAAGTCCTACACCAACTCCTACTGCAACACCATTTAGTCCAGCATCACTTAGTCCAGTTATTTGGGTGGATTTCTCAGATACCGCAACAATGACATTTAGGGCAGGAACAAATTTCTTAGAAAAAATAACAAATAAAGGAGTTTATGGTGGATTAACAGCATTTACTCAAACTAATGCTGCGGACCAACCAGCAATTTCATCTTGGACCGGTTCTTCAAGTGTTGTAATATCAGCAACAACAGTTTCTAATGATTGGGTAAATTCAAATATATCAACAACAGGTTCTTCAAATTGGACAAGAATAGTTGTTGTTAGTGAAAAAAGCGGCGGTTTCCAACCATATAGATGGTCATTTAATTCAGGAGCCTCTTCAGTATCAACATATAATAATAATGGTGGAAATTATTTTAAATCTCTTTTTAATGGTTCTAGTTTTTTATATTTCAGAAGAGATTGTGCATTAACAAATAGACCAAATAGTGGTCAAACAATAATTGATTACATTTCAACATCTGCAGCAACGCCAATAAGTTATTCTGAATGTAATACAAGTGCATTTACAGAAACAACAACAGCAGGTTCAAATGGAGCAACAGTTCAAAACTTTCCTTCTGCAGGAACACTTTCTTTAATAAATGAAACAGGCACAACTACGGCATTAACTGGTCAAATTGGAGAAGTAATTTTATTTACAAGAGAATTAACCTCAACTGAAAAAACAAATATTAATAATTATTTAAAAAATAAATGGGGATTAAAATATTAAAGTATGAAAGGTTGGTTAAAATATAATACAGAACAAGAAGGAATTAATTTAATTAATTCAATAAATACTTGTTTAGGTTTACCTCAAGGTGAAACAATAACTTGGTATGATGCACCATTGGCAATGTGTTCTTTAAGTCCATTAAGTGCATCAACAGAATTTTGGGGTTATGTTGTTAAAGTAGACACAGACCAAATGGGACAGTGTTTAACTGAAACAGAACTTAATTCAATTATTCAAATACCTGATGATATAAATAATTGTCAAATTTAATTATGGAAGAAATACAATACGTAGCCATTTTAACTATCAATCAAAAAGATAGTTTAGTGGGAGAATTAGTTTGTCCTGATGTTTATTTTAATCCAACCTTAGATGTAAATGAAGAGTGGTTTATATCTGATGATGAAATCAATGCGTCAATATATCCACAACATGACTGGATTAAAGATTTAACTTTATCAGTATATCAAGGACCTTATGTTCCACTGCCAACACCATCAGGAGATACAATAACAATATCAGGAACAACAATTTGATTATTGAGATAAAAAACTATATTTATAATTATGAGTGAGAATAAAGAATTTGAATTTAAAGTATTAGATTTTGCAGCAAGTGCTAGAGTTCCTATCATTGAAGAAAATTTAATAATTAATACAAGAACTCCATGGGTTTATTATGGGCCAGCCAATCTTGCACCACAAGAACTAATCCGTTTATACAATTCATCTCCAACACATAGAGCAGCAATTACATCAAAGTGGTATGCTGTAAGAGGAGAAGAAATAACATTAAGGTCTGGTGAAAATTCTAGACTTGAAATGGTTAATAGTATTGGAGATAAGGTATATGATTTATGGTCAAAGGCTTGTTTAGATTTTATTCTCTATGGAGCGTTTGCAATTAATATAGTTTGGAGACGCGATAGAGAACAAGGATTTGAAATGTATTATATTGATACATCAAAACTAAGAGCCGAAAAGTCTGACATGAATGATAGAATAAATAATTTTTATTACTCAAGTGATTGGGCTTTTCCAAAAAAGTTTGTTCCAAGAAGATTACCAACGTTTAATCCAAATCATGAAGAACCTTCGCAAATTTTTTATTACACAACTCACTCTTGTGGAAATAATTATTATGCAACTCCTTCATATTGGGGAGGTGCCACGGCAATTTCTACACAAGTTGAGATATTTAATTGGCATTTCAATAATATTTGTAATGGACTTTCCCCGTCTTTATTTGTCTCATTGAATACAGGCATCCCCGGACCGGAAGAACGTGAGCAGATTTATAATAACTTAAATGCCAAATATGGCGGTTCAAATCAAAGTGGAAAATTATTTTTAACGTTTAGTGATAGTAAAGATAATGCACCAGAGATTACACCAATTACATCAAATTCTTCAGATAAAATGTGGGTTGAATTAAATCAAATGGTTCAAGAAACAATTTTAACATCACATCAAATTAGTTCACCTGAATTACTTGGTATACAAGTGCCAGGTGCATTAGGGAGTTCAGACCATCTCGAGGCACAAGACCATTTTCAAAATTTGGTGGTCCGTCCTTTACAAACGGAAATTAAATCGGCGTTTGAAAAATTATTATCATTACGCGATGGTGGTAAACCAACTGAAATTGATATTAAACAATTTGTAATGGTATCACTTCCAGATACTGCTCCAATTAGAATTACTGACGCTAATGTTAATGAAACAAAAGATATTACAGATAAGGTTAATGAAAACAAAGATGTAGTTGATAATACAAACGAAATAATAAAATAATTATGTCATTATTACCAGGTCAAATACCGCAGGACGTATTGCTCATTTCGGAACAGAAACTTAAAAATTTTTCCGATATTGACCCTAATATCACTTCTTCCGTGCTACTTCCGTTTATTGGCGTAGCCCAACAAACTAAAATTGAATATATTATCGGAGGACGCTATTATCAACAATTATTAAATGGAGTTATTAATAATAATTTATCTCAAGTTGACTATGATTTTTTAGTGTTTTTTGTTCAACCCTGTCTTATATGGGCGGCGTATGCAGAATGTTTACCATCGGTTTACATGAGACTTAAAAATTCGGGTATTGTTGTTCCAGAACAAAGTGTTTCTGTTAAAGAAATGCAATATATGCAACAAAGAGCGGATGATAGAAGTGGATTTTTTGAACAAAGAATGATTGACCAAATTATATTTAATTCAAATCTTTATCCAAGTGTATTTCAATGGAATACAAGAAGTGGATTACAACCACATTTAGGTAAGAACTACTTTTCCGGAATTCAGTTAAGTAATGGTAATAGATATGCTGATTACGGTATCCCAAGAGGAATGACAGTTTTTGCGGACCCAACATTTTATTGTTGTGGAATTTAATTATGAATGAAAGTTTAATTTTAATAATATCAAATGCCTTAACAGGAGTTGCATCTTTTCTTGTATCAAAAAGAATGTCAAATGCACAAACTGATAATCAAATTTTAAAGAATTTGGAATTGGCAATGGGTGTATATCAAACTTTATGTGAAAACTTAAAAGATGAAATTATTAATTTAAATCTTAAAATACAAGATTTAGAAAAAAAGATTGATGAATTACATGAAGAAAATAAAATGTTAAAAGGATACGGAAAATCAATATAATATGCCAATACCTTCACCAGCCAATAATGAAAATGCAGACCAATATATTTCAAGATGTATTGCCAAGATATACAATGAATACGGTCATGACCAAGCCACGGCTATTTGCAAAAACAAATGGTCAAATAAAAATATGAGTAAGACAGAAGAAGTATTTGTTCTTAAACCAACAAAGAATGAAAACAGAGGTAAGTATCTTGAAAGATGTTCTAAGAATAATCGTATGAGATTACAACATCCTAATATGAGAGAACGATTAAATGCTTGTTTGCATGGATTTAATTCATTTTATAAATATTGGAATAAGATGGAAGACTTTGCTGGAATACCTGCTGATAGTGCCTTAGGAGAATGTATTGCAACTGAAAAAGCAAAGGGTGCAGATTATAGAACTGCTTATGCAACTTGTTCAACAAAAGTTGTTAGTCCATCAACACCAGTTGTATTAAGTGAAGATGATAATAATTTAATTGAAGAACCAGTATTACTTGCTGATTATCCTTGGGATGAATGTATTGCTGACCAATTAGATAAAGGTCATGATGAAGAGAGTGCAAATAAGATATGTGGATATATTAAAGCACAGAATGCCTAATAAATTACCAAGATAATTAAAAACCCTCAACCAAATAGTAAAATGAAAATAAAACTATAAGGAGAGGGTTTTTTTATATGCAAAGGAAAACCAAAACAAAGTCTAGAATGGTAGGTCATCAGCTTCTTCAATAAGCTGAGAGGTATTAGTTTCAAGTTCATATTGATTTTCAACATGTTCCCAATAGTTTTGTTCTTCATCTCTATGACCAAAGATAGCATCTACAACTAATCTTATTTCTTTTTCTTTAATTTTTTCTTTAATCTTATTTAAGATTACTACATCCATTGGATATTCAGGATATTCCTCAAGACTTTCAACTAACATGTTATGTAATATTTTAAGTTCATATAACTTAAAGGTTAATGGACTTGCATCTACATCATCATTTTTCATATTAATCATTTCACGTTTTAACATAATATTTATTTTTACAAAGATACACAATTATTGTTATAAAATTCTTTTCTTACAATTTCTTTTAATTTTTTTTCACCACGTTTTGTTAATGGTTTTAACTTACCATCAACTATTTGATAACTTTCCATTTGGTCAGGCCAAGTCCATACACCATTTGTTTTTAACATTGAGATGATTTGTTTGAACCATCTTTCATTTGCTACATACTGATAATTTTCCATAAGATTTATTTTTATTTGTTTGTTTAAACAAAGATACGTAAATGTTTTTAATTAAAAAAATTATTTTTTCTCATTATCCAAAAGTTTTTTAATAATAATACCTAAGACAGTTATACTATCCATGTCGGTATATTCGGCAATTTCTTCACATATTTGATTTAATTCATGTGAATTTGTTATTTGACATTCAAATAATGTTTCATTTGTTTCATTATTATTAACCTCGCCCCACATTCTGTCCATGTAGTTATAAAATCTTATTGATACATCTTCATTATGAAATTCAAGATTATCTAAACCTTCAATTATTGATAGTGTTATTAACATGATGCTTTTGCTATTATTATTGATTGTAATTCTTGTTCAGTCATCGTTGGTATAATTTTCCATTTATTAGTTATACTTGATTTACCCTTTAAAGATATTATTGTATGACTAATAAGTCTTTTATCAAGACTACTAGTATAAAGGTCAAAACGAATACCTTCAATTTTAACTAAAAAGAAATCAATATTGTCATGCACAATTTTATCAACAATATATCTATCATTAGTTTTAAAAGGACATAACATTGCTGCTATATCACGTTGGTTATCACGAATTTCTTGACGTATATTATAATATTCGTTTTCAACATTACCTTTAAATTGTTGAAAGGTTTGTATCATACTATTATAATTTTCAACACGACTTTTATAATCTACTTCAGCTAATTTAAGTCTTTCAATTTCTTGTTGTAGTTGTTCTACGGTTTTTATTTGATTTTCCATTTTGATTTGTTTTAACAAAGATACGTAATACTTTTTTAATTAAAAAATAAATCTGTATAAAATTCTGCAACCTCATCACACCACATTTCATCAAGACTTTCGCTTGGGTCATAATCACAACTTATTAAGAATAGTCTTCTCTTATCATGTATTTCATGTTGTATGTCTTCATAAAAGCTCACTGCTGACCCCAAATCCTTATTGCTAGCATTTTCTATTATCTCAAAATAATTACTCCTAAAATTGCTAAAAATGTTATCTATGCTAATTCCTTTAACTAAATGACGTGCTACAAAATAAACTGTGTCTCTCATTTTTTTATATTTTTTTTTGTTTTGATTTAATAACCATAGTTCATATTCATCATTGAACATAAGGTCGTATTCCTCCGAAGATAAGTAATCCATTTGAATTAATCAATATTTGGTGATGTTAATATTTCAGCAAATAATTTTTCATGAATTATTTTAATTCCATGTTCAGTAATGGAATGTAAAGATGGATGCCCAATTGTTCTTTTAACTGTTATACAATCCATTGCTTCAAGTTTCCATATTCTTTCATATAGAGCATTACCTTGCTTCATAATCCTTCTTGTAATCTTTACATCAGTCTTTCCATTATTATTAATATGTAATAATATATCAAGTTCTCTTTCAGTTAGTTTCATTATTTAATATTTAATAGTTCTGCTAAATTTAATACTTCTTCAACACTCATATTGTCAATTCTATTATGCATATCCTTAATACCTTTTTCTTTAAGGTCTGCCATATCACTTAACTTTTGTAAAGTATAAAATATCTTATCCCAATCTTTTTGAGATGCATCCCAACTTAATAAGATGCTGCCGTCTTCGTGATATACTGTGATTACATCATTGTGTAATTGAATGTCAAGTCTTGCTTGTCCGTATTTATTTTTCATTTTATTATTTTTTACAAATTGATACAATAATTGTTAAACCACCTGTCTCATTAATATAAGTGTCAGTGATATAATCTTTTACTAAAGGTAGTTGACACGGTGCAATCTCAGTTGCAATTTTAACAACTCCGTTTTTCTTGAATTCTAAGATAATGTGATTTTTCATTTTAATTAGTTTTATATTTTTTTTTAATTTCTTCAACATGTTCTTTTAAATAAGATTTAGGAAATTTTCTTTCTTTACCATTTTTTAAAAGTAGAATTACTTCATTTCCACATGTAATAGTGCTATCTGCAGAATTTAGATATCTTTGGAATGTTTTTAAACTTAATTTTTTCATTTTGATTTGTTTTAACAAAGGTATGTAATTATTTTGATAATAATGAAATAAGTTTAAATTTTATTTCATTAAGATGTTGAATTTGAATTGAATGAGTTGCATCTAAATTTAAAGTATTTGTAAAATATCTAATAAATCTTTCGGTTGTTTTAATAGCAACTTTTAATTCTTTTTTTGACATTTTGTTAATTTCTAATTCTTGATAAAGTTCATTTAAATTTTTCATTTTGTTTGTTTTGATTTGAATTGTAAAGATATGTAATTGTTTTGAATTAAAAAAATTATTTTTGATTTATTTTTATTTCAACCAACATATTTAAGATTTCTAACATTTGTTCTTCATCACATGTAGTAAATCCAAATTCACCATAAAGTTCTTCCGCTAATTGATTACAGATTTCTAAGTTGTTCATTTTGTTTGTTTTGATTTTCATATTCATTTGTTTTAACAAAGATACGTAATAGTAATGATACCAAAAAATCTTTTTTAAAGTATTTTCATATATTCTTTTATCCTATATGTATAGGAGGTTCTATATCCAAAGAAAACTCACTCTTCTTCAAATACTCAATTACTTTATAAATCAATTCGTAATATCAGTGCCCTACCGTATATCCCCATATCCAAAGGGAGTATCAATCTAATTACTAGTTTCTTTGTCGGATGTTGTTAACCTCTTAAACATTCATCCACTTTTGTTGATACTATATTTTCTTTTATTGGAACCTCTCAGGATTTTATTCCTTACTTAAACAATAAAAGTTTAATACTTAGAACTTTAAACTTTCATTTAACCTATCATTGATATAAGTTGGGGAGTGAAACGCTGTTAAGACCCCATATACAATAAATACCTGGAAAAGAAGAAAAGTTAAATAGTTTAAAAAAAAAACTTTGGAAATTTTACTCTTTTAATATTTTCTCCTATATTTACTAATAACAAACAAATAATTATGGGACTATTATTAACGGGGGAGACCTCGACTTTACAACAATGGGATATTAAAGATATCCTAGGTTTAACACACAAATCAAATAAAGAAGAAGCAGAACGTATCAAACAGTCTGAATGGGATGAAACCATTGGACCGTATTGTAATGGCATGACTTATCTTGAAATTGAACAATTCAATAATCAATATAATAATTACTAAATGGAAAAAAACATTTTACACAGAGCACATGAAATCATTTTTCAACGTAAGGAAGAAAAAGAACGTCAGTATGGACCACTTGAAGATAGTATGGCCAAGGCAGCAAGGGTTGCATCAGAGTTATGCAATAAAGAAATAACAACTGAAGACTTTTATAAGTGTATGATTGCCTTAAAGGTATCAAGGATGGCTTATAATCTTAAAGATGATACAATGTTAGACACGGTTGCATACGTTGCAGGATTGGATGATTTCAACAAAAAAAATAAAACAAATAACAATGAAAAACAATTATGAACATGCGTATCGTAAGATACTAAAAAAATGTTTGGGTCATGGAATTTATAGAGATGATAGGACTGGAGTAGGTTCTTATTCTTTATTTGATAAACATATTCAAGTTGATGTATCAAAATACTTTCCAATTTTAACAGGCAGAAAGATATTCCAAAGAATATTTGAAACAGAGTTTGAATGGTTTATGAATGGTGAAACTGACATTAAAAGATTTCAAGAACGTAATATACATATATGGGATGCATGGGCGGATGGATATGGATACTTAGGACCAGTATATGGATACCAAATGTTAAACTTTAATGGTCAAGGTATTAATCAATTGGAACAAGTCATTCATTCAATTAAAACAAATCCAAATTCAAGAAGACATATCATATCACTATGGAACCCAGCACAATTAAATGAGATGGCGTTGCCACCATGTTATCATAACTTTCAATTCTATGTTGAGAATAAAAAATTAAGTGTATCCATCACTCAACGTTCAGGAGATTTGTTTCTTGGTATTCCTTATGATATATGTTTGTTCTCAAGACTATTATTATATGTTGCAAATAAATGTGATTTAAATCCTTATTTGGCCAGTGTAAAAATTGTTGATGCACATATCTACAAAAATCAATTGGTTGCGATTAATGACTATCTAAGTCAACCTATGCACGATTTACCAACATATACATATACCAATGATAAGTTGGAAT